CGATTGCCTCGCTTTCGGTTTGGTTTTCGGTTTGGGTTGCTTCTGCAGTCTCGCTTTCGCTCGCTGCTACCTTGGTAACGATTGCATCCTGAAAAGCAGGACTTTCGACTAAGGAAACTTCTGTTAACTTTGCTGCTGACACATAAAGTGTGCCATCACGGCCGGGCTTAGATGCAGTTACTTCTACACCTACTGATAAACCTGAAATTAGATCCTCAGATGCCATGATCAAATAATCTTGACCTTTTTGGCTAGCACTAATCTTAAACTGACCACGGATTTCGGTTGGTGTCTCTGAAAATGACAAAGCGCGACCGATTGGATCTGTTGCTGAGTGTTGTGCTAATAATTTAATTTTCTTTGGATCTTCAATACTGATTGATCCGGGTTCAAATACAACTGCTCCGGCAGATGTCATGCCAACTTTATTAAATGGCACTACTACGCCTGAGATTATTCTACGACCAGCATCGCTGGCCTCTATTGGGCTACTGAAGGTTAATATCAACGCCTGATTCTCCGTTCGGTGCTAGATCTTCCATTCCTCGAGCTTGTTCAACTGTAATCAAGCCAAGGGTAAGCATTTTCTCTATTACATTTAATCGTGCCATCGCATCTGCTCTTAGAAATGATTCATCAAGGGAAAATCTTACAACTTGTCCTCTTGGTGTTAAGTCATCCATGGATAGGCGATCTTCGATAGCTGTAATAAATGGTTGTAGTGAGTACGCAACAAATTCTTTACGGCCATCAATTATATTTTGGTAAGTCATGCTGTTATTCATATCAGCAGAAATGTAATAAGCAGGTACATTACATGCGCGAGCAATTTGAGTTGCTAAATATTGGCTCGCTTCCGAGTACATCATTTCTTTAGGTGAAAATGATGCTGGTTGGTATTCTAAAGATGAAGTTAGATATGCAGTTGAACGATTTTGTCTTGCTTGTTTCCAAGTAGCCAATAATCCTTGAACCTGAGCATCAGGAAGGTCAGCTCCTGTATTGCGGATATATCCAGAAGGCATTGGAGTTTGTGCAGCGATAGATGCGGCCGCTTCAATGTCTATCGCTGACTTTATGGTTCTAGCAGCTCTTAAAAGTAATCCTTGATCCATCGCTTGGAATGTAACTAATGATCCAACACCATCCATTGGTACACGAACTGAGTCAACCATGTAATACTCAACTTCGGTATTGTTTTTATTTAACTTTTGTGATACGCGATCATTTTGTACCCATTCAAATCTTGCGGGGCGTTGGTCATCCTGGTAAATTTCGGTGACACGCCAAAAAGCGCTCCCATACATGAATAATGAATCGACAGTCCATGCAATCGTTACAGATCGTGGTTGTCTTTTATCTGGTTGATTAACCCAAACTGGACTTACTAATTCTTCACCGGTGCTTGTTGAATAAACTTCAAGCGGTACAGATGAGATTACGCCTTTAATTAAATTAAGACATCTTGTAACAGCTGGTACTGACACAGCTGCTTGGCGATCAATGGCATTAACATAATTGTTGTAACCACCAAAGTTATTGTTACCAAACCAAGTGCCATAAGGCACATCCATAATCGCAGGAGCATATTGAGCTTTAACGGATTTTTTATTATTTGTGAATCCCAGATTAGCCAATATACCCATAGTGGGATATTATAGCATAAAGCGGACAATTACTACTATATTATGATATTTGCGACACGCTGAGGTTTACAAAGTTCATGGACTGCCATACTCAATGAAATTGCAGCTGTAACATCGCCTGCTGATTTTCTACGAATGATTCTGAATCCTGTATCGCTGGTCTTAGCTGCACAGTTGTTTAAGTGTGCAACTAAGTCCGGTTGTCCGCTATGAACAAGCCTCAGATTTGCAAGAGAATCCCCAAGATCACTTGCAGCCTGATATGCAGCTTGTCCGGAGCAATCTTCTACCCTATGGCCTGATTGTTCAAGCCTTTGAGCAATAGATTGCGTTGCATATTTATCATACATGATTTTCATAGGTCTGTATTTCATAGCCCAATCGTTAATATCACTTGCCATCTTGATTTCATCTATTGCAACTTCAGATGACCACATTTGCATTAAACCTACGCCAATTTTACCGTCAGGAAGCACCTGTGCTGCAACAAGTGCTCCTGATCGTTTAGTGGGTGCTACATCGAAAGCCAAGACGGTTTGGTTTCCAACTGGTAGCACCAAGTCTGAATTACTGCAAGCCTCAATAGATCCATACACCCAGGGTGATTGAAGTGAATCAACCCATTGACAAAGCATTTCAGTTCTTGTGGATTCAACTGAGTTAGTTGCAACTGCTTCTTCTAAAGTCTCAGCTGTAATCAAATGACCAAGGGCTGGGTTAGCCATAGCCCACGCTTTTTTATCATGGATCTTACAATGTTGAGGGGCTGAGTACTCATACCAGCCAAATGACTTGCTCGGATACGATAATGCAGATTCTCTCAGTTCATTTAACACAGTTGAGAAGTAATCACCAGCATTAGAACAAGTAAAGGTCATTCCACCGGTTGCGCGAGTTGTAGGCCTTGCCGCTTTCCATGCTTCATCACTAATTTCGCGTAACTCATCAACAAATAGGAAGTCTGCTGTCTTACCGCGAGTGCCGTCTCTTGTAGCTGCAAGGATTTCATATCTTGCACCGCGTTTAGTAGTTATTGATTCTTGACCATTTGCGTATCTGATAGATCTAACTTGATTAGCAAGATAATCATTATCTTCAATTATGTAAGCTACATCCCGAAAAGTCTGCAAAGCCATGTTTCGGTTAGAGCTGATACCTATGATCGATTTAGAGTTCCATAAGAACAGATGTGCCAATATAAGCATTCGAGCAAGGTGTGTTTTACCGTTTTGGCGTGCAACCAACAAAGCGCAGGTCTTCCGGATGAACTCACCATCGCTACCAATTTTTAACATGTCATCAAGCACCCAACGTTGATACGGGAGCAAGGGCATCCCAATTTTATCTGCTAAATCTGCAACTTCTTGTGATTTTGTTGCACCTTTAAGCAAGGGTGTGTGAATGCGAGGCTTTAACGCGCCTACAAGGGGCTTTTGTTTATGTCCCCGTTTGATTGGTACCACATTGGTATTAACACCGCTCATATAGGCCTTCTACGGCTTCTCAAAGGGTGATTCAGGAACGAGCGTGTCTGTCTTGGAGAGAGAAAGGTCAGGAAGAACAAGGGGGTCGAAACCCCCTCTAAAAAAACGGCTTCCTTTACGCCTGTTGCATTTGGCACAAATTGACAAAAGGTTGTCATTATCAAACACATCACCGCCCCTAGACCGGGCAATCAAATGATCAACTTGATCAGCTTGTCCACCACATATATAACATTCATAGCCATCACGCTGTAATACTTCTAATCGTTTGTTCTTCCACTTCTGAGTACCTAACACTCTATGCTTAGTACTCATTGACTAATGCCAACCGTTCTTATCAAAGTGTTCTGCTGCTCTACATGCATTAGGTTCATTGTTAACATATCCATACCTACTACCAATATAGCGCATGTGCCATAGTATCTGTTCTCTAGCTGTGAGTGTTCTTACCTTAGGGTTCTTCATTTGTCCTAAGCCATAATGGCTACCATTCTTAGCTTTATAATTCCAATTACTTTCTTTAATGATTAAGTAGTTATAACAATCAAATTGATCGTAAGTAATAAATTGATGATAAGCAAATAGTTTAAGGTTCATAATCGAATTATCAGCAGCTGCGGAATTAGTCTTTCCAAAGCAAAAGATCTCAATGAATAGAAGGGTGGCAACTAGCGTGCACCTCGCGAGCGACCCCTTCAGGGGCTCGCGTTTCGGCTTTGATAGCCGATGCGATCTAGAGCGTATCATATACAACCTAATCCAATCAAGTTATCGCGTGTCTTAAGCGTGTTACTTAAAATCAATCAACATACATGTATAACAAGGTTTATCGTCAAACTGCCATGATCCACAGCTGTTACATCTAGAAACCAAAGCATCTTTGTCGATTCTCTCAGCTAGATTCTTAGCCCCTACGCATCCACAATCTTTGCATTGGTAAACACGAAATCCATCTGGTGCATCGTATTGATCAAGCCATACAAATTCAGTTTTACGATCACAGCCATTACATTTGAACTTATCCATTTTTACCTGCCCAACCATCACCTTTGAATATTGCCGGTATTGCGCTTAATTGTTTAACCATAGGTATCTCACATTTTGAACACGATATCGGATCAACTTGATGAAAGCCGTGGTGGATGGTATAAATACCACCACAGCCTTCACATTTATAGTCGTAAAACGGCATTTATGGAATCCTGTTAATGCAACCGCAGTTATAACATTTAAGCAGATCGCCCTCATGAAGTAATCTGTCATCGTTACACGCATCGCATTTCTCAGCTAGTCCTGTTGGTACGACTGAAACGCCATCATCATCAAAGGTGGCTTTCAGTCCACTACCGTCAATAATTTCTAAGTAACCCATTTATTCACCTCCTTTACCCGGCTCGGAATCATCTGGCCAATACCATGTGCCTGCAGCTGTAAGTTTTGCCCACTTAGCATCACATTGATCTGCCTTTGGTGCGCTGCAAACATAACCTGCGTATGGCTTGCCGGTTGCTTTTGCAACTCCTTCTTTCTTTACCATATCACCATGGCGGCAAGTAAAACTAACATCGACCACTTCACCAATTTGAGCAATAGTTTCACCAACAGACCACTCAACTGGAGGAATGCTTTCAGCATTAGCATTAGATTTCTGCTCCACAATATGTAACGCCATTTCCATTGCAGCTGATTTAGATCCGGGTGCAGAGTATTTAGGTTTGTATTCTGCACGATTTACCTTGTCCATTTCTGTTCTTGATGGTCGCTTGTTTTTAGCTGCAAAACCTGCATTTGCAAGTGCTCTACCGATCGCGCTAGTCTCGCAATTCTCCAACGCAGAAGTAGCATTAACACCGCGATCCGTAATTGTTTCAGATGCAACACCAGAGGCACACGGTTTTGAATCTGCCTCGGTTTTGAATAATTTACAAACAACAATGAATCTAGTGTCTGTGTGTTCCAAGATCTCGGTTTCGATCCTTCCATCGGGATATATTCCATGCCATTTCTCCAATCGTGCTTCTACTGGTTCATAATCATCTAGGTTGAATGCCATTATTCACCTTCTCGCCATTGAAACTCATTGTCTTTTTCTGCTTCAATACACATTTTGTATATTGCCATGTATGCACAGATATCCACGATACTGTCCTCGTGTCCAGGACTTTCTGCCAACCGTGAGATCTTTTGTAAAACATTGATAATTGGAATGTCGTGAGGCATGATCGGAAAGTCAATGTATGCACTAACAGATTTTGCGATTCGTTCCATGTTATAGATTGCGTGGCCATAGACGACACCGCGTTCGTGGACAAGAGTGGTTGCATCACTAAACAGCTTCTCAGTTGTTGTCGGCATCGATTTTATTCTGAATCATTCTACGGTGCATATCAAAGCCGTCTTTTCGGCCTCTCCAGTAGAAAATTTGCTTTTGATTTTGTAATACGCCATAAGCCCAGATGATTACAACCATAGTTGCTATCCACCATAGACCAGCTTCTTTTAGTGTCATTGTTAGCCCTTATCTATCCACACGCCCTGTGCAGATACATAAAGTATGACCTAAAGCAATGACCTTTGGAGAATTACTTTTGGCGTGTCTTATAACGATTAAATAACGCTAAGAGCCTCAAACGCATCGATATGATCATCAATCGTGCGTTCGATATAGTCGCTTTCACACTCCATAGGACTTGCCTAGAGCTGTAAATGAGCCATCTTTGTTGATAGGAATCATGGTAGGAGTCATATTCTTGCCATCCCAGTCCATAATTACTATGCCCATTTGCCAGTTTGCAAGGCCTTTGGTAAAAGAAGCCTTTGCCCTGTTCATAAGGTTGCCTGATTCTATGCCATATAAAGGCCTGTAAGCCCCATATAAGCCCTCTGAGTAGGCTGACATACCTAGTCTATGGGTATGACCACATACAACGCTCTTACCAGCCCTCTTGGCTAGATTAAGGGCAGTCTGTCCGGCGTTAGAACTAATGTTGGCTTCATCACCATGGGCTAATATCCAACCTTTTTCAAATTCAAAGAATTGTTTATGGAATGTAATGCCCATTGATTCAAAATCCATGAACTTTGAGTATTGCAGTTCAGGAAGGCTAATTAAGCCAGGTACTTTTAGTAAAGTATTATAAAGGCGATCAGTATGATTAGACCGGATAATGTGAGCTTCTCGGCTGTGCTCTGTGAGAGCCCAAAGGATTTCCTGAGTAGCTGTACGATCATCATCCAGAGTTTGTTGATAAGCCAAAGGTGTTTTTTCAGCCCATCGACTAATGGTTTGAAAGTCAATCTCATCACCAACACATAATACGCTATCAAATCTCTCGCGTTTCGCAAACTTGATAACATTTTTTACAGCTGCTTCATGGTGGTATGGGATTTGGAGATCACTTATTACTAAGTATCGCTTAATCGTTATCCTCATCGTCAGTTGGATCTATGGAAGGAATGATCCCTCCATCGCCTACGATCCAATCAGGAAAAGTCTTATGCTCGGTCATTAACCAAAAGGCGTGTTCTGGTGTAAACCCTGCTTTCCGAGCTGCTTTATAACATTCGTGCAAAGCCGTATAGTGTTGATCTATCTTTGATAATGGCTCAGGAGAATGGCGAACGATACGCCTATTGATCTTCTTGCGTTTAGGAGTCTTGCGTGTGTTCGCCATATTAAAATTATGACTTACTGATTAAAATAAAGAGATCATCGACACGCTTTTGAAGTTGATAATTTTGTAGTTCCAATCTTGAAATGGAATCTTTGATTGATGAGCCTGAATTGGGTTTTAACTCAGATAAATAAGATTTAATAACCCAGCGTAGACCCACTAATAAACTTGTAATAATGGCGCATACTCCAACGCCTATACCAACCCAATCGTTGGGCGACACTATGCAGCATTCACACCTAGATCAGTATCTTTAGGATCCAAGGCTTTGATAAGGGGTGCAACTAACGCACCTAAAAGGACAGAATATTCAGGTTTGACATTACCGGCAATAGCAAGAGCAACAGTTAAACCCGATGCAGCTACAGCTCTTAGATAAGACTTTAGAGCAGCCTTTGACTTCTTTGATAGTTTCATATTTTTCCTCCAATTAGCGGTACTTGGAAATAAGTACTGTCTTGATCGCCCTTTTTTGTAAAACTAATATGGATGTGGTGATCGTGCATATTGATACCTTTGTAATCACGCCATGCCCATCCTGCTTTAGGACTTGCTATTTTACCTTTATGAATTATGTAAGAAATGCGTTTATCGGTTTCTGCATGATCCCTGAGCTGGTCAGCAAGATAGAGCGAGAGCCCCTTTTGTGTACCCAAGTCAGAATCAATATCAATGGCTCGGACACACCCATCGATGTCTGGATTGTGATCTGAGATTCTTGCGGAATGGCGACTATCACCCACCCATCCATCACTTTTACGATCCCGATCCGGGAACCAATCATCGATCTGCTCCCTCAGCTGAATGCCAGCCTTGCATAACCAAGGTGTCAATTTATTGTTGCCATTACCATCATGGTTGCAGTACCGGATGAGACAATCCCATAAAGAGCTTCATTATCAGATAATTGCATAGTTAACTTATCGCCATTATCCATGCGGTATCCAGTACCTGTAGTTACATCTGAATTGCCTAGATAAATGGTTCCAGATGATGAATGTAGATAAACAACTTGGTCAGCTCTATTGGCTGTAACCAATAATGTAGCTGTGGTTGTTACTGTTTTTTGTGATGTATTAGGCATGAATCTCCTTTATATCGTGCTCAGTATTTGTACAATCCCATTTAGCAGCTTTAACATTTAATACTGCCTCTGCGTGGCATTTAGTTGGCATAAAAATGCCTTCTAAAGGTAAATATGTATAACCAATTCCAACACTTTGATTAGTGCAATCTATCCAATCAGCTGGATTCCAATTATCATCTGCTATAGATACATTAATTACAATATCATTTTCAATTTTTGCATAAGTTTTCATGCTAGATACCTCACAATAACTAGACCTGCTTTACCAGCACCAGATGCTGCGTTATTTGGTGAGCCCCCACCCCAGCCGCCGCCCCCTCCGCCTGATCCATAAGAAGTTGCAGCTGTGGCACTTTGTAAATTTGTGGAGCCGTTGTTTGTGCCACCTTGACCTGCACCTACACCGCCATTAGCACCAGATAATCCACCAGATCCGTTATATCCGCCACCACCGCCACCAGAACTTGCAACAGTCATTCCACTTAAAGAAGTAAAATTACCAGAAGTTAATTGGCTATCAATGGTTGTAAAATTAAGACCTTCTCCACCACCGCCAACTGTTCCTGATGTTGAAGTTGTACCAACTTGAGTACCACCACCACCGCCTGCACCTAAAATATAATTATAATTACCTGACATATATCCAGCGCCGCCTGCATTTGTGTTAGTACCTGATGCAGATCCACCAGAAGTACTTCTACCACCTGCGCCACCGCCTGATCCGCCTGATCCGCCACTTTGTTGTCCAGCAAGATCACCGCCACCGCCACCGCCACCTAAAGCAGAGGAATAAACCGTTGCGCCTAATGCAAATGAACTCGTGCCACCTGTATTACCGCGATATTCTGAAGCAGGTGCAGTACCGCCAGCACCAACTAAAACATCATAATTGTTGACTGTTGCAGATAATGAACTCCAATATGTAATTGCACCACCGCCACCACCACCACCCATCCAAGAACCACCTGAAGCACCTGCGCCAATAGTGCAAATTTCAACAGATTTACTTCCCGAAGTAACTGCAAAAGTGCCATTAGAAGTAAATAAATGATAATTATATGAACCAACATTTTTTACTTCATTACCACCAGTAGCAACAAATCCTGTAAAAGGGACAGATTGTACTCCTGCGACTATGTTGCCAATCATTATGCAATTGCTCCAAGAATGTACCAAGTGTTTGCAGCTGTGCGAACTGCAACGCAAGATTTGGCTGTTGCTAAAGTTGGTGCGGTTGGAGCAGCGCCAGCAGATGCAATAGTTACACCTGATCCTGCCGCAAAAGTCAATAATCCTGCGCCTGTATTTAAGAATGTAATAGCAGATCCTACTGCCGCACTTGTTAATGTTGAATCAGGTGCAATAGTTACTGTTTTAGTACCTGATGCACTTGTAGCAACTAATACCTGATAAAGATCAGAATTGGCTACTGTGTAAGTGCCACCTGATTGTGTGTTAAGTGTGAATGCCACAAGGCCGTTAAACATGCCTGATGTAAGAACATCACCGGTTGCTGCTGGAAATCCTGTTGCCATTTGTTACTCCTTAGTAGCTTAGTGTATTAGTTCCTAGTACCCCATACAAGCTAGATCCAATTATGAATCCATCTATTATAGGCTCTAGGGTTGTAAAAGTTGTCTTCCATGAGTTTACAGATATTGAGTGTTGAACGCCGAATACCTGCAAATTCTTGGTAATGCTTGATGTGCCTACTACGGCAGGCTGGGTAGTAGTAATGCTGATTGGGTCAAAATAGTCAAGATCAAGGGCTGCAATAATACCTGAATTATAATTAGCAGCATAGAGGTCTAAGGTCATAGCATCGCATCTAATTGTAGTTTCAGCTCTAGAAGCCACATAGGCCAAGGCATAATTTAAGGCTTCGGCAGTAGTTTGCATAAGTAGATCATTTTGGGTATAAGAGTGAACAAAATATTTGGCTATAGATGCCGAACTTATGGCAGTTTGAGTGGCTAATCCTGTAGCGGTGATAGCGGCCTGATTAACCACCTGAGCATCATTAAGAAGCCACATTGCATTAAAGTATGAAATGTTTGTGCCATTGTCATTAAAGACTACTGGTGTATTGGCAGGGCTACTTGTGCAATAACTTCTATTTTTGAAAGTTGCAATTCCATTAGGATCAATATAAAAAGCACCATACTCTGTAGTTTGAACAGTTTGAATAGCAGTTAAAGCACTTCTTTGCGTTCCCGGATCTGCCTGACAAGTAGTGTTACCAGTTTGAATGGATCTTAAAGATGTTGGCCATCCAACTTGATCTAAGATTCTTCCTATTCTTGTACCAGTATCTTCTCCTGCAACTGCACCAGTTATTGTAGTTACCAAAGCATTGGAAAGAAGTCGCATTCCATCAATAGCAGTTATTGTGGTATAAACCACTTCTCCCACATTCTTAGGAGTTACTGTGTTGTAACCAGTAATATATCCCGAAAACAAAGGATAAGTTGTAGATCCGTATGTAGCAGTTATTTGAACTTTACGCATAGGTGTCAAAAGGTTGTAATAAGGGCCAGATGCATTTTGTGGGTTAAAATCACCATTTTGATCAACAATACGCATGGTTAAAGTACCAGCCTGGAATTGATCAGCGGATGCGTTACGGCCTCTAGATGTTGTAATTGCATCTAATTGATCTGATACATCAACAATTACAGCTGCTGAATCAGCAAGAATGTTTGTGCCTAAAATACCCTGACCAATAATAAATGCTTGACCAAAACTTGCTCCGGTGGAAAAGTTAATAAAAGCATTAACTGTTGGAATTGCCATTAGCCACCACCAAAGTTATAGCCACCAGGAGCTAGTGAGTAACCACCTTTTTGTAAATCAATGTATGTTTGTTGAATTACCTTTGTTAAATTAGATGGATCTATCATGCTGGAAGCATCAATGTTGACTGTAATAGTTTGACCAGCAGCCTGTTGAGATGCTAATTGTGATTCAAAATAAGCAATCGCTTGACCTGTCCATCTTGCTACAGAAGCAGCATCTGATTGTGATTGACCAGAAGCCAACGCTGCTAATCTTTCTCTTTCAGCAACTGAATTTGGGTTAGCACCAGTTAAAATATCTTTAGTTAAGTTTGCATTTATTTGACCGCTAGTAATTGCTTGACCTAAACCAGATGATGCGCTAGGTAATGAAACAGATACTTGTTGAGCAGCATTAGTTTTTTGATTGATTAAGGCATTCATACCAGCAATCATTTTGATTAAATCTTGTATGTACCCAGGCCATTCAGAAAATGGATTTAGGGCTTTAGGAAGTGAAGCAATAGTCTTAGCAAGGTCTGTAGTGTTTAATTGAGATACTAATAATTGCTGACTAAGTAAGTTTGCTGCATCTGCATTCTTTGTTAATAATGCTAATTGAAGATCAAGTCTTAATTTTTCTTGTTCTGTTATCTTACCTTGTAAAGCAGCATAAATCTGAGCCTGATCTACATCTAGTAATGTGCCTGATCTATCTAATACTTTAGCGGCAGCAGCCAGTTTTTTAGCATTATCTACAGCAGCCTTTTGTTGCGCGGCCTGTAATTTCAATCTTTTTTGATATGCCTCATTGATCTTATCTTGTGCTGATTTTTGTTTATCGGCATCTTCCCAAGTCTTAGTATTTTTGCGCCATATTTCATTTTGGACTTCCATGAGTTTTTTGTTTACGCCAAGCATTATATTAAAGCCATCTATAGCGCGAGAAAAAAATTCACCAATAGGTGAATCAATAACCATTTTTGCTAGTTCAGCAAATCTTATTATTACTGCTTGTAGATAGATTCCTAAGTTTTGTACAGAAGTAGATAGTTCAGTAATACTTGTATCACCACTTAAAATTTGAATAGCATTAACTAAACCTTCACCAATAGATTGTTTAGCGTTATCAGCTGCGACTTTGATTATATCTAATTTGCCAGCATAAGTTTCAGCATAAGCAGCAGCTTGACCACCTTGAAGAATTGCTAATTGTTTAGTTATTGCATCCATATCTTTTGTAGCAAGTGTGGCTGCATCAAGACCTGCATTTAGATTGCCTAGTCCTTTAGTATTGCCTCTATACCCAGCAGTTAAAGCATCTACTACGGTATTTAAATCATTGGTTGTACCTTTTGATACATCTACTGCTAAAGCAAGTTCTTTTTGGGCTTTAGTAGCATCACCAGTTGAAGAATATAGTTGAGTAAATGCTGAGGTTAAAACATCATCTGCAACACCTGTAGCCAAAGATAATCTTTTAATACCAGCAATAGCATCTGGAAATGCCATTAAAGATCCAGTATTTCTAAGAGTAGTATTTAATGCTTGAGCACTTTTTTCAGAATCAGTAAATGCCTTAACTGAACTTGTACCAAATTGAATTAACTTATGAACTGCAAAGGCAGCAGCAAAGGTTTTACCAACCTTTTGTACTGTTTTATCAAATTGAGATAAATGCTTCTGACCTTTAGTAAGAGCTTTACCATCAAACTCGCTGACAACATTGACAAAGATATTTTCTTGTTTGGCCATTATGGTTTAGCCGCCTTATTAAATTCTAGTATTGCATAATTGATTGAGTTAATTACAGAAGGTATAACCTTGCCATTTTGTTTAGCCCATGCTCGATAAATCAATCGACCTTTGAATTTATCGCTACCTATTAACTGTCCACCTAATGAATTGATAAATCTTAATCCTGCTCGTGGGTTATCTGAGTGGGAATAACTTCCCCCACCTTTACCTTTAGCGCCTACCCATGGCTGACCACTTGGATTCTTGCGACCAGCAGTTTCATAGATTGCACCTGCAGCAGTCGTATTTACAATTCTGTATGAGGATCTAAATCCTTTATCGTTAGCTTTTGTGCGACCCCTGCGATAAACAATACCTTTTTTAATTGTTATTGCATTATATGTTCTGTCAGATAATGCCCATACACCAGTTTGATTCTGCCATTTAGACAAAACCTTTAATGGCACATAACTGCGAGCTTCATCTCTAACAGGAAGCATAACTGCACTTATCTCAGCGTTCATTCTTTGATAAAGACCGGGCGTAAATTTACGCATGGCTCGTTGAGTATTACCGAGGCCTTTTAGCTCTACTGGCATTTCTCATCGCCTCATTTCGATCTTTTAAGACTTGGATGATGTTGTAGAACATATCCGTATCTAAGTCTGTTAAAAACTGAGGGGCGATACCTGTCTCGACTGCCAAGGCGGCAATCGTATAAGTCATCGAACCTCTATCTAAAAATTTGCTTCGTCATCCAATACTTCGACCTTAGATAGTGTCTCTACAAATGCAAGGCCAAAAGTTGGAACAGTTACATCAGCTCTCCGTAAGCATTCCCAAGCAAGCCAATAAATATCTGACTGCCTTTCCTGCTCACGGAAAGTCTTATGTATTCCTGATTTGAAATGTAATTCAAAGGCCATTTCGATCGCTGGGGTAATCGAATGATCCGATACCTCTCCAGTAGCCCTTGTGATTCGAAGTTTAGCCATTGTTTTTTATCTCCTTAGAATGAACCTGTAGTAGTTTGTACAACTGTTGAGTTACATGTAAAGGATTGGCTGGAGTTTGAAATGTCTCCAACTGCGCCGTTTAATGGTGTCAAGTTGTTAACAAGAATGCTAACAGTATAAAGAGGATTTGTCGCTGATACTGCAGTTCCCTTTACAGGAATTAGTACAGCTGTAACAGTAGTTCCATAAGCAGCCTGTAGGGTTGCTTGTACGCTCGCTGCTGCAAAATCGTTTAGGAAGTTTAAAGTTAATGTTGAAGCCTCTAAGCCTTTTACCATCTTGTGAGCTGTGTCGCCAAGTGCGGTGACTTCCAATTCGTCAAAATTCTGCGTTAAAGTCACGCTCGTTATATGATCACTCAAGTCGACGCTATTGATCTTTACGCCAACATTGTTTTGTAGAAATATGGCCATTATTATTCCTTATCTTTTGTAGGTGCTTGTAGTGCTGGCTTTGGATCTTTAATCTGACCGATCTTGATTAAAAACGCCAAATTTTCTGCTGTTGTATCTTCTGCCATGATTAACTCCAACTCGTTAGTATGTCGAAACTTAGATCACAAGATAGTAAGTCTCCTGATGCTAAGGTTATTATAGATGGTGCTGAATAGGCTGGGGCGTTATACACCAAGCCTGATGCGCTTAATTTTTGATAAACAGCAATCATAAAATCTTCTAGATTTATAAGGTTGCCTTGATTATCGTAGGCTGGCGCAAAGAGTGTAATTTTGAAATGTGCTGTAGGGCTTATAGTTAAATTTGAATTATCGTTAGTTGTCAAATATGGATCGTTTGGAGAAATCACTATTGAATTTGCTTGTGGCGCACTAGGTGGGTAAGAGAAAACTGACCAGACCGAAGGGTTATCTAAGGCTGTTGCAATAGTTGATCTAAGGGTAGTGATTGCTACTGTCATTAGCCGACCATTGATCTAGGGCTGGTATATGGGGCTATAAGACCCATTACACGGCTCATTAAACTTCTTCCCATTTGGAAAGGGCTTGGTTGAAAGTCAACGGCAGATCCACCTGTAGCTGGAGCCTGCCGTGCCTGCCACACCGCTACGGCTAATTGCATGGCAGCCTCACGAACAGCTGGAGTTGAAGCATAAGAAGTTTGCTTTGTATCTACACCAGCCGCTTTACCATAAGGGACAATAAGATGATAGGGATCGTCAGCAGCCGTAACGCTAAACTGAATAAGACTATAACCACGAGGAAAATTAAAATTATTCCAAGGGAAAAAAGTGAAATAAGGAAAAGTGGTAGAGCCAACAGACCAAGGAAAAGTTGAAGTAATAACTCTCGAACCGTTGTATGTAGATCCACAGTTAGAGATTGTAACAGTTTGTCCGGCAGCGTATGAGCCAGGAGTTGATAAAATTAAAGTCGCCACATTTGAAGCCAAGGCAGCCGCTACTACTGGTACTGAATCAAACCATAAATAAGAATTTAATAAATCCTCAGCAGTTTGGCACACCTCTTCAACGGTTGTATCGCTATAGAGCGAACCAATACCGAGATTGGTGCGTAACTCTGCTTTGGTTACATAAGTGGCTGCCATGGTTGCCTTCTTTCAAACTACCCCGAGTGAAGGGCTACTCACCCGGGGTAGATCTAGTTAATTAAGCTGATTTAACGAACTTGCGGATACCAGCAGCTTGCTTGGTTACATACGAACCATAGCCGTAGATTGCTAGTTGAACCTGCATGTTTGAAACGATGTTAACTGAGAAGTATGAAGTTGGTGATGAGTACCAAGTTGCAGCTTCTGGAGCAACGATGAATGCACAGTTTGAAGCAACTGTAGATACTGCGTTGTTGTCAACATAAAGATCAAGACCAAGAACATTGCCGCGGATTGAAGTTGGGCTAGTTACACCAGCTGAGTTCATGGCAGTTGTTGTTGGTTGAGCGTTGTAGATTGGGCGACCTGTTGAATCAGATGCACCAATAAGAGTTCCCCATAGACCTGTACCAACAACTAGGTTGCGAGCAAAGTATGAAGTTCCAGCATAAACCTTTGGAGACTCTGTGCTTACATAAGAAATTAAGCCGGCTGAATCACCAGTTTGTGCAGTTGCTGCAGTTCCGTCAGAAATAAATCCAGCGATTACAGCTGCATCGATTGCTTTTAGGTATGCGCGTTGCATTTGGATTGTTAACTCATCGTAGAAAATTGGGTCAGAACGCTCTAGAAGTTCTAGAGTTACTGTGTTTTGTCCAGCATACTTTGAAACAGGAGCTGTGATGTAATCAGTAACCATACCTGTGTTGGATGGTGTACCTGACTCAGCTGTTGCAGCTACTGTAGGTGCAGTTCCGCCACCGTTTGTATCAAGTGATGGAATTGAGAATGACATACCAGATGTTGGCAATGTGCCACGGCTGATTGCATCGATTGCTGGAGTACCAAAGTTTGTGTTAGACACGAACTCGCGTAGGTACTGTACTGGGTTGAATGCAGGGTTAGTTGTACCGATTGAGTCAACTGCTGCTTGAACAACTAGTGGATCTTCTGATGCTGCAATCCATAGCTTTGATGTCTCATCGCCAAGAGATGCTTTGATCTTGTGCTCTGTGTAACGACCCATAGATGTAATTCCATGGCGTACAGTTTGTGAGCTGTATGGTGCTGTTGCTGCTTTGATAGTTGGGCGTGCTGCTTCTGGAGCTGCAGCAGCTTCAACCTCTGGTGTTGCGGCTACGGGAGTTTTATCTTCCACGATTGCCTCGCTTTCGGTTTGGTTTTCGGTTTGGGTTGCTTCTGCAGTCTCGCTTTCGCTCGCTGCTACCTTGGTAACGATTGCATCCTGAAAAGCAGGACTTTCGACTAAGGAAA